TTAATCTTCCTGGGTTACCACCACCACCGGCAGCAGCTGTGTCAGATATTCTAACAAAACACTTTGCTTCGTTTCCGAAGTCATCCATTACAACGATTGTTGATCCTGGAGATATTACATTTAAAATAGGGTTAGCAGCATTTGCAGCAGTTACAGGAATAGTAATTGTTCCAGCGCCAGATGCAGACGTACAATTATTGTACGCAATGTGTAATCTATTTTGTTCAGACCAGATAACCTGATCAGATGTCATTGGCATTTCCGCGCCAACCATACGTAAAAATCCTGATAACGTTCTGTTACCGTATCTTTCTACTTCTTGTTCATATAATTCTGGTAGATATTGTTGAGCAAAATCATTCGCACCTCCGTCAAACTGTAAATAGTTTGCCGCAAGGATTTGTTGCGATTGACTTGGTACAATAGCACCGAATTGTGGGGTTAAAGACATAATAAATAATTTTTAATTAGTTAGTTAAATTTTTTTGTTTTTATTTTTAATTTTGTTGAATCTAATCCACTAATCGATCTTACTTTTAATCCGTTTATGAAAACGTTACCATCGGCAACTTGCCTAGGTTTTTCACTTGTGATATTTTTAGAACTGTCAACTATAGTTTTTACACCATCAGCTTTACCTTGTTCATAAAAATGATTAGCAATCTTATCAGCATTCATAGCAGCATATAACGATTTGTGATAACCATGTGTATCGGTAACAACACCTTTGTCATCAGTATATTTATTAATAAATTTACTAATATCAGTTTGTGTTTCACCAACTTGTTTAGGATTAGAAACTTTATATCTAAACTTTTTTTGCCCTACGCTAAAATCAAACCCTTGAAATTCATCGTTAAACAATTGACTAGTTTTAGTTTTAAAATCCTGATGGTTATTTTCCATCGCTTCTTGTTGCTTATTGTATCTATTGAAAAAGTCCATAGCTTTCTTTTGCTCTTGAGATATACCAGGTCTCAACTTGATTTCCTGATAGTATTTATCTTTAAGAGTTTCAAGCTCGTTACGGGCTTTTGCAACTTCTTCTTTAAAAGCTAGTTTTTTCTTTCTTACATCTCTAGCTTCATCAACCTCTTCGTCGTAGTTAAAATTATCTTCCATTAAGAAAGAAATTTCTTCACTATTTAAATGAGGTTTTGTTTGTTTGTAGTATTCATTAAGTAAAGTTACATCATCTGTTTTACTATAATCATGATTTAATCTTACATAATCTTCTACTGTACCACCAGTGTCTTCCATAAAAGTCACTAGTTTTTCTATGTTTTCAGGTAAAGGTTTACCAAGCACTTGCTCGTCTCTTTTAGCTTCAGCAATATCTTGTTTAATTTCTTTAACCTCTTGTTCTTCAGTTATTTCTTGGATTTCAACGACAGAATCCTCTTCTTTGGGTTCTTGTACTTCCACATTTTCGCTGGACCGTACTTCTCCATCCACCTCTTGTATATCTCCGGTTTGTTTATCTTCAGGTAGTCCTCCTGTTTCTGGCTCTGAAATGGCATCTTCTTTAGGTATTGTAACCTTTGTAACTTCTGGAACTATTTCTCCAGTAGCTTCTGGTTTTGTTAAATCTACTTTAATTGGATCGTTATTAATTTCACCAAGTTTTTTAGGTGTCTTTTTCTTTGTTTTTAATTTAAAGTCACCTTCCTGTTTAACAGGTTCATTTGTTTTTGTTTCTTCTGACATGATATAATATTATAAAATTAGTAATTATTTAGGGCTAAAAGCTTCTAATCCAAAATCCCCTATGCTATCGTTGCTTGACTCGAAATTTATTGGTGGACCATCATTTTGTCTTTGTTGTATCATTTGACTTTGTTGTGATCCTTCCAATTTAATTCTTTGGTCTTTTCTATTTTCTATTTCTGCTTCTTTTAAAGATTCAGTTTCTCTTTGTGCTCTTGCTAATTCAACATTGTAATTAAATTCTTCAGCCATAAGCATACGTTTTATTTCAGCTTCTGTCTGCATTCTTTGTATTTCAAACTGTGATTTAGCTTGTTCTATATTAACTTTTTGTTCTGTTAATACTTGTTGTTTTTGTGTTTCAACCATAGCTGTTTTTTCTGCTAATTGAGCGTTAGCTTCAGCTTGTGCTTGTATATTTCTTTCTTGTATTGCTTGATCTTTTTCTTGCTTTATTCTACGTCTTTGCTTTAACATTTGATTAGCAAGTTTCAAGTTTTTTATTTGTCTTAAATCTATAGCATCTTCTAACTCAATACCACCAGCTTGTAAAGCAACTTGTATATTTTGTTCTAATTGTGCTTTTTCTTCTTCATCAGGTTCTAGTTCTAAGAAAATACCGAAATCATGCAAAGATAAGTTTTTAATTTCGTTTAATGTTTGTGTATTATAAACTGAAATACTTTCCATTAAAGCATTAGCTGTTAAAGGGTTATTAAGTACATCAGCTAATTTTTTAGATATGTTTTCACATAATCTTAAACTCATATATAAACTAGCATTATTAATATGTTTTGTTGCTATGTTTGATTGTTGAGCAGCTATTTTTTGTAATCCTACTAATGTATCTTTATCTGGTAACGTACCATCTCTTGCTTCATTAAGTCCGGTTACGTCTCTAATCATCTGTAAATAATAATTATATGTAGATATTAAAGCACCAATTTTAGCTTGACCAGCTGATGAGGTTAATTCTTGTACTGGAACTTTCCCTCTATTTAACTCACCATCTTGAGTTAAAGATCTACCTACAACAGAACCTGTTTGAAAATACATATTTAAAGCTTCTGCTGGATTATAGTTTGTACCGTTACCTAAATCAACTTCAGCTAAACCATCCATATCTAAAAATACCCCATCTGGTACCATTCTTGAAAGTACTTGTTGTAGTTTTAAATGAGTTAATTGAATCATATCAGCAAAACCCATTGTCTTAGTAACTAAAGATTCTATTCTACCTTTGTACATTCTAGGTGCACATATAGCATAGTTCATTTCTACTTTAGTTGTATCAGACATAGGTCTAGTCATATTTTCAGATAACTCCCACTTTAACATTACATCGGTACCTAAAACTTTAACACCTTCAAATAAAACTTCTATACTTCTACTAACTCTAGAAAAAGAATCAGATTTTGGAGGGTTAAACGTATCAGGTTTTTCTAATATTTTTTCTAATCCATTGTCTGTTTGCTTTAATTTAAATACCTGATCCATATAAGATTTGTATTCAAAAAATAACACTTGTACAGTATTTTGATCATAACCACCATAACCATATATATAGTTATTGTTGCTATTATATTTTTGTAGTTTTTCTAATTCTTCGTTAGATATGTGAGGAAAATGTTTTTTAACCTCAGGGATTGTCATTGCTTTGACTTCACCTACATAATATATATCTTCAAAATTTGGATCTTCAGTATATGAATAAATCATATATGCTGGATCAACGTAGTCAAGTGTTATACCGTTTGAAGCATTAAAGTTTGTTTTAGCGGCCGCTATACCTAATGTAACTAAATCTAAATTAATTCTACGTTTTAATAATTCAAATTTATTTTGCGCTAACACCTGACTAATAGCTTCTTCTTCGGCAATTTCTATTGATTGTTTATAAGATAATTGCAAATGCAATTCCATTTCTTCAATAGTTTTAGGTAAATTTTCTTTTGGAATTTTTGTATTAGATATATCTACACCAGTAGAAGCTTTAACCTGCTCTTGTATTTTATAAGCAAACATATCTTTTGCAAGACCTTCTGCGTATTTTGTTCTTTTCTTTATAGATTCTGGATCTTGAGCATAAGCTTTTATATCATAATCTTTAGCTGATATACCGTTTGTCAATATATCTACAAATTTAGATAATATAGGTACTGGTTTCCAGTCTAAATTTAAATAGCTTAAGTCACCATTAATTGATAACTCATCTTTATATTTTTGTACAGGTTGCTCTCCTCTTGCGTATAATCTTCTGTTGTGAAAATCATTAAAGCTTGTTAAATATCTATTACCATTAGTTCTTCCTTGCGCAAACCACTCTGATTGTATAGCATCAGCAACTCGCTTTCCATACTCCCAAGACATCTTTTCCGCCATAGGTACTACCTGTTCTGGAAATGTGCTATTACTATTATAGTTTATTTTCATTTATCGTATTATTTTTGAAATATCCCCTTTATTATCATACTTTTTTATACATAAATCATAATTAACTAAAGTTTGTTTAGGTATAGGTCTATATTTATTTTTATTACAAGCCATAATAGCTAGCCCTGAACTAATGGAAGCATCGTGCATTGTCCTATTGTTTATATTAAATTTAGCCCAATCCTGTAATGTTCTTTGAAAATATAAATCACCATACTCGTTGTTAGGTTTTAGACCAATAAAATCTTGTATATAAGATTCTATAGCAGCAGCATGAGCTTGTTTTATATCTTCACTTGAATTAGGTATACCACCTATTTCTCTTTCTGTTACAGACAGTTTGTTATATATTTTGTCTGGTCTATTCATAGAATAACCTCTATATCCTCTTCTTTTAAAATAATATAATAATCTAGGTTTATTATTTTCTGCAAGTATTGGCATACCATAAAATACACAAGCCATTAAAACATCTTCAAAAAATATTTCTGCTGTTGCAGGTCTAGCTATATATTCAAGAAAAAAATGATTAGCAGGATGATTTTCCATACTAAATTTAGTTAAACCGTGTAAAGATCCGTTCGATCCTCTTTTATCTACAGTACCTGATATATCATAACTGTCACAACCAAAAGCTCCCATATGCTCATTACCAGGATATTTTTTACCATTTTTAGAAATTACATTATTTTGTAAATGTACTTCTGGAACCCAAGATATAAAAAATCTACCATTATTTGTAGGGTTAAAAATTACTGTAGTATCTTTTACTCCATTTACCCATTGAAAATTACCCTGTGTTATTATATTACTGTTATTAATATCAGAGTTCCAATCTATTTGTTCGTAAATTTTGGTTAAATTAAACAAAGAAGATTTTGCTTCATCTCTGAAAGCGTGTTCTTCAGTTCTTGGAAATTGTCTATAAAATTCATTTAAACCGTCTTGATCTCCTTTTAATCCATCTACTTCATTTTGCCAATATTCTATAACACCTAAATTTATTTTAACCCCGTGTGGGTCTTCCACTGGTTCTGTTGGCGTGTTAAAGACAGGTATACCATAAGCGTCGATGTATCCTTCGTAGTTCCATTCCATAGGTATGAACAAAGAATATAATCCCGAGCGAGTCTGTCCATTGGCGTTTCTTTGTGTGACGTCTGAGTCATAATAAAGTTTTTTAAAATTATCTCCTCATTTGTCTAATGCATTTGAGGTACTACCCATCATGCATTTACCAATAATTTTACTACCTAATCGTAGTGTTGTTTTAGTAACTCGCCAATTATTTAATATATTATTTGGCCTTTCCCACTTACCACTTTCATCGTGTACTAGTAGTTTTAATTTTTCACCATCATAAGAGTTATCCCCTGTATTCTTCCAATCAACAGTCGTATCTAATCCTGTTAACTCTCTAAGTGTTTCATTAGTTTCAAGTTTTCTTCTAGTAAATTTACTTGCAGGAACTCTATATGCTAATTCTGTTTTGGGACGGTCCATACCGTCTTGGATTGGTTTAAAGAAAAACGGGTAATTAACCGAGATTGGTACGACTTTGTCAGTAAACATTGTTTTAGCGTCAGGTCCTGATTTAGATAATATTCCAAATCTTGAGTCTGTTGAAATTGTTGCGCTGTTAACAGTTTCACCTGAGGCCATGAACGAAAAACCAGATCGTCTGTTTTTAAGATAACAAATCCCATATGATCTATCGTCGGCTTTACAAGCTTCCCAGAATATAAAGAATAATCTGTTTGACTCCCTAAAATCTGGTTTCCCAACATCAATCTTGGACCACTGCAAGTACATGTAATGAGTCCCAGTAATATAAGTAGGTTTGTCTTTATTAATAAACCAAAATCCTTTTTCTCTGTAATCAAACTCTTTATCAATGTAATCATACCATGTTTCTTTAAAATCTACATCATATTCTTCCCAGTCAAATATAGTTTTAATATGTTTAAAAGCTGTAGGTAATGGTGTTCTCTCCCATTTATTATCTTTAAACTTTACTACATCTTTTGATTTTTTAGGTAAAGCTATCCTAAGATTTTGGATTTCATATATTTCACCAATTTCACCAGTTTTTGATATAACGACGATATCATACTCTTTATTGTATCCATATTCCCATTTTTTATATCTATTTAACCTTTTAATTACTTTAGGTTTAATAGGTTCAACTATTTTTAATAATGTTTGCTTATACATTACTTAGATCTTCCTTCAGCAAAACCTCTAAAAGTTTTTTCTTCTTTAACTTCTTTAGGTTTTTCGTTTAATATATTTTCTTCTTCTTGTATTCTTTGTAATATTTCAAAAGCATCAAATATAGCTAACTTTTTAGTAGCTGCTGCGTTTTTTAAACGATCAGCGGAAATGTCTGGGCCAAAATCTATAATAGGTTCCTTTGCAACTTTAATTAATTCTTTAACCGCTACTTGCCCAGCTTGGATTATACTCAGCTTGGTTTTCTTTATCTCCATACTTAATTACAATATCATTTGATTTCATACAATATAAACGCTCTTTATCTACAATAAAATCATATTCACCGTACGGTGTATAACCTACAGTGTCTCCCTCATGTATTCCTAGCGCTTCTAACGAGCTATTACCTATTTTTAATACACCAATAAGACTTTGCTCTTTTTCAACCTTAAATTTACTTTTGTTTTTTAAAGGTTTTATAAAACATCTGTCATTTACTGACATCCATTTTGAATTTCTTTTATATAAATAAACCTGATCTAAAGAGCAAAAGTATTGATTGTCTTTAAAAAAAGATCTTGATT